TTGAGTTAACATGACAAACCCGGACACTCAGCTCGTCATTGAAGCCCTGCACGCAGGGCAGGAGGCGCATCCGGTGATTGAGCCGTTGGCGCTGGATGAGTTGCTGGTGCTGGGCGAGGAGGGCGCGGCAGAGGCGGTGGCGGCGCGGGCGGATGCGATCCGAGAGATGGCGGAGCAGCCGCTGGATCATGGGTGGGTGCCGCAGGATTGGTGGTTGTTCCTGCTGGAGTTGTGCCGGAAACGGCTGGAGCATCCAGGGCGTGTGCTGGAGGTGCTGGTGAGCGGCGGGATTCGTGCGGGCAAAACGCATGTGGCGGCCTCGCTGGCAGTGCAGCATTGGAAGCATGCGCAAAAAGCCACGGTGTTCTGCATGAGCCGTCGCGAGGAGGACTCGCAGAACCTTCAGCAGAAGCCGATCGAGTCGTTCCTGCCGCCCGAGGCGCTGGGCGGTGCGGCCGGCAAGATCAAGCAGGACAAGCACCAGAAAGCCAAGTTCAGCGGCGGCAAGTTCACCGACAACCAGTTTAGCCGCTACCTCATCGTCACCGGGGCCAATGGCGAGCGCTACACCGGCGGCGGCATGGTGCAGTTTCGCTTCTTCACGCAGGAACTGGAGAGCTTCCGCGGCTACGCGCTCACCTTTGTCTGGTCGGACGAAGGCATTCCCGTGGATCATGTGAAAGCGCTCAAGGATCGTCTCGCCTCGCGAGCCATCGAAACGCAGCGCGATGAGCACCGGAAGCAGATGCTGGCGCTGCAAAGCTACCTCGTGCCGCTCGCGGACGGCGTGCCCGGTGCCAAACGGCCGCACGGCGAGCTGCTCGGGGCGCTCATGCACGGCGTGCATCTCATCACCTACACGCCCGAGGAAGGCTTCACGCCGACGGTGCGCTACTTCATGCAGGGCGCGGTGAAGCCCGACAAATTCAAGGTCATCGCCCCCGAGCTGGCGGCAAAGGGAGGCTGCAAAGATTCGCGAGTGCCAAAGATCGCGTATCCGCTGGAGCCGACGCGCCTCGTTTGCTACCTGCACACCGCCGCGAACAAATACGTCAACGTCTATCCCCAGCTCTCGAAAGACTATGCTGGAGCCGACGAGAAAACCATCCGCATCAAGCTCTACGGCGACGCCGAGGCCGCGAGTCGCAGCGAGTTCGAGGCCGTGTGGAAGCCGGAGCAGCATCTGTGCGATTGGAAGGATCTGCCGCGTGATGGCACGCTTTACGAAATCATTGACGGCGCGGAGGCGAAGCCGTTTTTCATCGGCTGGTTCATCGTCGATCCCATGGGCCGGTTTTGGCAAGCGCAAGAATGGCCCTGCGAAAGCATTCCGATTGACGACATGATGCCCGGCCCGTGGGCCGTGATGAGTGAAAAGGACCGCATGAACGGTGACGAAGGCCCGGCGCAAAAGCTGCGGCTCGGCTGGAACTTCGAGCAATATGCCGAGCTGGTATGGCAGATGCGCCGCCGTTTGCTGGTGAAGATGGCAGAGACGGGCGGCGAGTGGCAAGGAAGAACCGTCATGCGCCCGATGCGTGAGAAGGGAACGATTTATCATGAGGGCATTCCGTTCCATTACGACGCTCAAAATAACATGCCTTGTGCCGAGCCGTTTGAGACATACGGCGATCCTCGGTGGAGCCAGTGGAAGAGCGGAGCCACCGGCGCGACGATCCAGCAAGAGTTCTACGATCTGCCCAATGGCTTCACCATCCTCGTGCCCGAGGGCGTGCGCGTGCAGGAAGGCCTGGCGCTCGTGCGCGATGCCTTTGCCACCACCATCCTGATGCAGCCCAAAGCCCGTGTGAACCGTGAATGCACCAACACGATCTTCGGCCTGCAAAACTTCACCATCCCCGACTACGCCGAGCAGACCAAACGCCGAGACGAAGCCTGCAAAGACCCCGTGGACGTGTGGCGCTACTTCTGCCTGGCGGGGCCGGAGCATGTGCCGCCTGCGAGTTTGGAGGTCGTCAGGGGCGGGAGTTATTGAGACAATCAGACAAGGAGACAATCAGACTATGAGCGATCATCAAACATCCCCAGCGCCGTATGCGATTCTCACTTTGGAATCATTGACGCTGAAGCGCTTCACCAATCAAGACGATTGGAAAGCGGCTATCGACGCCGTGCAAGCCCGTGGGCAGGACTATGTGCCGCTCAAATATCACGCAGGCAGCCGCCGCTATTTTGTTCCAGAACGCTATGAATAATCCATCCATGACCACCACCCCGAAACCCACCGCGCCCGCCAAACCGGCGGGCAAGCCCGCGTTGAAAACCTTGATCACCTGGGCGGAGGTGATGGCGCATGCGCGGCGGGCTCGGATTGGCGAGCACACGGCGCGGAAGATCATCTGCCGGCAGGACAGCCCGGCCAGAATCCTCTTGCCAACCATGACGGCTTACCGCTATGATGAGGCCGTTGTGCTGCGGGAGTTTGGGCTGCTTTGATCCATTCCTGCCCGCACGGCCATGCTCACTTCCGACCTCGAAACCGGCGAAACCTACGTCGTCGCCTCCGATGAAACGCTCGATCCCGCCTGGGTGATCGACGAGATGACGCTCTCGCTCACCGATCTGGGGCCGTGGATTCAGGACATGCAGGACCATGAGCGCACCGCGCTGGCCGTTTGGGCTGGGCAGACGCAGGATGGCCGCAAGCATGCCGCCAACTACGGCAAGAAGGTGTTTCCCTTCGAGGGCTCCGCCGATTCCCGCGTGCATCTGGCAGGCGAAGCCATCGACCAGCTCACCATGCTGGAGATGCTCGCTATCGAGAGCGCCAAGGTGCAGGTCATCGCCATGGAGGCCAGCGATGCAGCGGCGTCCAAAAAGGTGGAGACGCTGATGAAATACGAAACGCGGCAGCGCCTGCGTGCCGAGCTGTGGCGCGAGCGCAATTTCGCCCGGCAGATCAAACACACCTGGGGCCATGCCGTGATGCACGTCGGCTGGGAACAGCGCATGGGCACGGCACAGGTCACGCTGAGCGTCGAGGATCTGGTGCAAGATCACACGCAGGCCAAACTCGCCGAGGCTCGTCTGCAAGCGGCCGAGGCTGGCATGCAGCCCATCGACGCCAATGGGGAATTGCTCACGCCTGAGCAGCAGCTCGCCATTGCCGATGCTGCCGAGGCCGAGCTAAACGACTTGCTGCGCGCGGAAGATGTCGCGCCGATCGTCGCGATGATTCGCCGCCGTTACCCGCTGCTCTCGCCCGTGCGGGCACGGCGTGTGGCGCGTGAACTGCGCACCGAGGACAGCGTGACCTTCACGGCACCCTATCGCAAACCGGGCAAGCCCTGCGTCCGCGCCTACCTGCCGGGCATCGACGTGTTTTATCCGCACTGGTGCGGCCAGGTGGACCGCGCCCCGTGGGTGGCGCACGTCGAGCAATACACGGAACCCGAGATCAAAGCCAAAGCGAAGACCGACGGGTGGAACGAGGAAGCCATTGACGCCCTGCTGGACATGGGGCCAAAGCCCGTCGTCGATACTTCCGCCGTGCTCAACACCACCGCCGCCAGTGTCGAGCGCATCCTGAACGAGCCTGCCCGCGATACCTTTACCGCCCGCTATCGCAACCGCGAGCAGACCTGGTATGAGGTGCTGCGCATCACCGTGCAAACCGTGGATGAGGAAGGCTATCCGGCTGTGCAGGAGCTGATCCTGCATCCGTCATTGGTCGGCAAAGATCGCCGCAAAGCGGACAAGGAACTCGTGTTTGTGAACCGCTTGCTGGATTACTACTTTGACGGCGGTTGCTACGTCGATCTGCGCCGCGAATACAAAGCGCGGCCGCTGTTCGAGAGCCGCGGCGTGCCGGAGATGGTGGGCACGCACCAATACCTGCTGAAGAGCACGCGCGATGCCAGCATGGACCGCACCAGCTTTGCCACCATGCCCATTGTCAAGGTCACTGGCCGCCGTGCCGGCAGTGGTGCTCGTTGGGACTACGAGCCCGGCACGAAGCTCCCCGTCGAGTCCGGTGGCGATGCCGACTACATGCGCCCGCCTCCTTTGGATCAAGGCACCATCCTCGATGCCAACGAGATCCGCAAGGACGTGGCCAATCTGCTCGGCCTGCATCACCGCGAGATCGACGTGGCCAAGGTGCAGATGCACCAGCAATGGCTTGTGGCCGGTGCCCTGATGGAGGAACGCGAGATCCTGCGCCGCATCCTTGCGCTCGACCAGCAGTTCATGGACCCGCTCTATGTCAGCCGCGTGCTTGGCAATGGACCGCAGCCCTTCCAGGTCACCCGCGAGGAGATCGCGGGCAGCTTTGATTTCGTGCTCGAGTTCGACGTGAAGAGCCTCGACATGGAGTATCTGCAAAAGCGCTGGAGCGCTCTGAAAGACGCTTTTAGCATCCCCGGTGTCGCCGGGCAGGTGCCCACGGTGCCCGTCGTGTCGTGGCTGCTCAACAACATCGACCCCGGCCTGGCCGATCTCGTCACCGGCAGCCTCAGCGAGCGCAATGCCGCCGAGGCTGAAGAGGAGAAAGCCGCCATCGCCATGCTGCTCACTGGCGTCGAGCCCACTGTCACCGAGAGCATGGATGCCGCCACGCGTTTGCAGGTGGATCAAGAGCAGATGCAGAAGAACCCCGCCGTTGCGCAGGCCTATGCCGCCGGTGGCATGTTCACCGAGATGCTCAATCGCCGCATGGCCGCATTCCAGTTTGCCATCCAGCAGCGCACGGAGAATGCGCAGGTGGGCAGGACGGGGTTTAAGCCGGTGGTGGAATGAACGCTGCGGGTGAGTAACACTGGAAAGAAAACCATGAATGAACTTGTGATCGAAGCGAACAACCCGAAGGCGCTAACCGGACTTGGCTCTACCCGCTTGTTAGGGTGCTGCCCGATATGCCTGAAACAACATCCGCAAAGCATCCCGTGCGAGAACGTGACCCAACCCTGCAAGCAGTGCGGCAAGAAACTGAAGCACATAGAGCAATGGCAAGCTCTGCACCGTCCAGCTCCGTTGTGTGCGGACTGCTACATGCGCCATAACGACTTGGATCAGCGCACGGGCCGCGCTGATCTTCGATAACACTAGCAGCGACCTCCGGCCCGTTCGCTGCATCCAACTTGTTCACACATGAAAACTACCGACGACACATACAGCATTGGG